AAATATACCTTTTTGCTTACACCATGATTGCGCGGCACCCCATTTTGCTTGGTTAACTATATACGCAGCTTGGTTTTGTTTAGACCTACCTACTTTTTCTTTAATTGTTTGATTAGCAGGTTTAACTTCTATAAGTTCAACACGTTGTTTGCCTTTTTTATCTGCATAAACTATAAAAAAATCAGGCACATAAATTGTATGTTTACCTGTAAACGGATGTCTATAAGGAATTTTAATTGCTTCACTTGCCCATTGTGCAATACTAGGGTGTTCGTCGCAGAATCTCATAAATGCAAATTCCCAACTACTTCTATATGTTGGAGTTTTATTTCCTACATACTTGTCAGGATTTTTTAAGTTGAATTTGCCCTGAGCGAATCTAGGCATTTTTTAAACCTCAAATATTTCTATGTTTCTTGATTCTAAAATATTTGAGTCTGTTTCTACTTTGAAACCTAATGTACTTGTCTTACCTCGACTATAGTTTAGAATTTCTGCAACTAGCGCACTCAATTGGCTGTCATTTAAGCCTTGTAGAGTGTCTAATAATTTAAATACAGGAACATTATCAATTTTTGCTTGTTGTAATAATATTGTAGCAACGCTTGCACTTGCTCTGTCTTCAAATCCTCTTTTGTCAAAGTATGCTAGTACAGCGTCAACATCATTACTAGGGAATTCTATTTTCTTTTTGTAGTAACTATCATAAAATTCTCTTACTGGTTGATCGCTTGATTGAAAACCTTGTTGTGGTAAATTTCCTTGAGCCATATTATCCTCCGCCGTCGCCTACTGTTACTGGTAAGCCATTTGCTGCTTGAGCACCTGCAACTTTTGATGCTGACAGTGCAGGATTATTTGTTGCACTATTTGTTGATGCAGATGTTGAATTATTATCGCCCCCGTTTGCTGTAGATTTTGGTACAAGTATTCCTGGTAATCCGCCTGGACCTTTTTTACCAGCATTTACTATTGCCCCTGTTAATATACTTAAACCTTCAGCTTTTATGCTATCTGAACTTAAATCTCTTGCATTTCTAACTGTATTTGCCGCTGTAATAAGTGTGCCTAAACCAAAGTTACCACTTGTAATATCTCCTAGTACACTTGATGCGCCATCAAGTACACCGCCGCCGCCAAATAAGTTACCTACACCACCGCCTGCAACACTTAATGGACTTGGAGTAGTATCATAGTGATCTGTTGCAAATGTTGCTGGACTGTCTTCGCCTACAGCACCTCTACTATATAATACAGCTTCGTAGTTAATTGACATTTTGTTTTCTGCTATACCTGAACCTGCTGATTGGTCCATACTGTCGTGTCCCCAACTTTCAATAATTGGATTAACAAGTGTATATTCTGTATATTCGTGTCTACTAAATTGATATATTTTTATGTTCTTAAAGAAAGGAACCATTTTATCATTATCTAAACCAAATCTATATGTTCTACCATTGGCTTCTTTATATGTTCCTCTTGGATCATAACTTGCTGTAATATCTGAAATATTCGAATCTCTATAATAGTATCTGTAGTATGCTTCCATTAACATTGTAGTAATGCCAACATTGTCGTCATGCATTGTTAAAGAAACTGGTGTGTAGTCTATTCTTGTTTGAACGTTTTTCTTTCTGTTATATTGATTTTTTACATCTACGGTTGATCTATACTGTGGTAAATCAACTGTTTTTACAAGCATATTAAGTTCTGCTCTATGCCTATTTTGTAATTTTGGAAATCCTGCTAGTACATCATGCTTATCATCTTTGTAAAAATTAAAATTTACAAAGTAAAGAAATTTAACTTTTGGTGCAAGCCTAAATGCGTTATCAACATAAAGTCTTTGGGCATGCTGGAAGTCGCCCAAATTGCCTTTTGGCGTTAACACACCGCCGAAAAAATTGTCTAAGAATCCATTTAACTTATTTGCCATAATAATATTTATCAGAAAAGATTAAGTGCGTATATAAAAAAAAGGAAGCCGTTTCCGACTTCCCTTTCTTATCTGAATAGCAATCTAGTTAAAGCGTCTATTAAACGCCGCCGCCGGTTACTAACGTATTGACTGTTCTGCCAACCGCTGTACCAATACCTTGACCTTGCGGTGTTTGGATTGCGTTATCATATCTAATTGATAATGCAATGGTAGCTGCATCACTTGTTGCATAGTTTAGTGTATTGTAGTTAGCATTTTGTAAGAAACAGCCATAAAGCTCAAATGTTTCTAGTACACCAACTTCATTAGCGCCGTTGCCGCCATCTAATACTTCAATACGTGTTAAGAATTTGTAGTCAATACCACTAGCTGCACTTGACTGTTCAAAGAAGTCAAATTGTTTCTGTAGTTGTTCGCCTACAAGTTTTTGTACGTTATTGTTTACATCGTCACGTACATTCAATGTAATTGGTTCCCAAGTATGCTTACCTGCTAAGTAACTTCTGGAGTTATACACGTCTAATGTAATTTCTTCAAAAGTAATGTTAGGACGGGTAACATCCATAACTTGTTTTGTCAATTCTGTTGTTGCTGATGTTACACCAAAGTTCTCTAAAGTCACTCTAAAGCGATATTGGAGTTTTGGCATCAAAAGTCCCTGATTGCTTGCGCTTGTGTCGCTCGCTAAAGGAACTGTAATTTTTGATAATGTTGAGATTGCCATTCTATTTTCTCCTGTTGCTAGTATTTATCAAAGTGTCGGCCCCGTATTTCAGAGGCCTAATCACCTAATTAAAGTCCTGCAATTTCTCCTGTATTTTTAAGTCTAAGTGGAATGTAAATAAATTCTACAGCCTTAACTGGTTCAATTGCAATGTCTAAGTATAGCTCATTACGATCTATTCTACTTGGTGTATTGTTTGATTCGTCACATACAACTAAGAAGTCATAAAGTGCTCGTTGTCCTACTAGTTCTAGCATTAAACTTTCTGCTGCACCTTTAATTTCATCTCTTGTGATCTTATCGTTTGGCTCAAACAAGTATGGTTTTGCAAGTTTATTAAGTTGACTACGTAAGTAAACAACTAAACGTGCTACGTTGATTCTATCCAACGCACTTGCATTTCTTGCTCTTGTTTTCTGACCAAATACAACTAAGCCACTTCCGCTTAAGAATGTAATTGGGTTAATAGCCTGTGAGTAAAGTGTATCTCTTTGACCTTCGTTAAGTGCTACACTTACAAATTCACCTTCATCATTAATATAACCTGCTGCTGTTGCGTTAGTTACACCACCACGTCTTGTACCTGCTGGTGCAAACCATGGGTAGCTAACTTGGTCACTTAGTGCAATAGTTCTTAATGCCATGTGTGATGCTGGAACAACAATGTTGTTACCTGCGTTATCGCTTGTGAATCCTGCTGGATAGTAAACACCCATATATTCATCAAAACTTACAAGTCCTTCATCGTTATCTTCAACAGCTCTGCGAACGTTTGTTGCCCACTCATTAAGTGAAGTAGCATCTGGTGTCAATCTCATTGGTGAGTCACCAACAATAAATGCACTTAGTCCTCTATCGTAGTTGAGGCTAATCATTTCACCAATCAATTCTGGATATCCTGGTGTTGCCATAACATTAAAGATTCTTGATTCATCATCTCTAATATCGTCATTGCTATTAACCATTGCTTGTAACGCTTGTATAACAACTTTACGCTGTGCTTTACGTCCGAAGCTTCCTGAACCATCTGCTTGGTTGCCTGACTCAGTTACCCATCTGTGTGGATAGTAGCCAGCCATTGATTCGTCATTATTAAATCTTCCATTTGTTCCATTGATATCTACATAGTTACGCTCAAAACGCTTAACATTAAAGCCAGAACGTCTTAGGTTCCATAGCAACATACCTTTTGGATATAGTGCTGGATCTGGAGCATCTGGATCTAAGTAATTACTTGTTAGTAGATCTACAATATCACCTGCTTCGTCGCTGTTTGCACCTGCTGTGTTGTAACGTGCATCTGCAAATAGTACACCGTTTTCAGTTGTTTGATCTGAAACATCTAGTAATGCCCATGCTAAATTAACACCATCATATCTATAAACTAACGGATAGTTTTCTAAATCTGCTGTGCTAATCCAAATGTCACCGTCTACTAGTGCTGTTGCATCTGACTGTTGTGTTGGTTCTGAAGCACTTACAATTGGTCCTGTTGGATTTGTGTAAGCATAATCAGCATTGAAATTTTGATAACCAACCCAAGTAGTACCATCATGTATCATTAAGTCTACTTCGTCAACAACACTATTGTACCACAATGCGCCTTGTGCTGCTAATGCACCCGGTGCATCGTCGCTTGCTGTAAATATAGCTTTTTTCCAGTTACTTGCTGTAAGTACACTGTTTCTGTTGTAAAGGTTTGCTGTTGTTGAAGGATTGCCTACAACAAATGCTACAAAGCCTGCTGCTGCAAATGCACTGTTTGTATCTTGGATTGTAAAGTCACCGCCTTGTAAATGCTTAACAATAAGTTTGTTATCTGAACTCACTTCTGCTTGAATGTTTTCAAGTGATGAATTGTTAATAGCGCCAGCCATTAAGTCAGCATCGCCAACAGCACCTGTTGCTACAAAACTAATTGTAACAGGTGAACCTAATGCATTGCTACCTGCGTCGGTTTCAGCAATATTAAATGCATAAGTTTGTGCTGAGAATGTAGTAGCTGTAATTGCACTACCTACAATCTGCGTAGCACCTGCGTTAGCACGACTGAATATTGTAAATGCACCTTCAACTGGGCTTGCAGCTTCAACGTTAGATTGTACAAATGTACTTCCTACTGGTAGGTTTACACCACCGCCTGCTCTATCTAAAGCATACAATGCCGCTGCTGCTGAATCATAAATTGGTGCTGAAATGCTATCAAATAGTTGTGTGTTATCGTTATAACGCTTGTATTTCCAGTTTGCACCTTGATTAGGCTCAGTTGTTTTAAGCCATAAACTTCCTGTTGGACGTGGAATTGTGTCTGTTGACTTAAACTCTGGAACACTTGTGTGAGCACTAATTTGTAGTTTTGGTGCATCAAATGTTCCTGCTGTCAATCCTAATTTACCAAGTAAACCATCTACGTCTGCAATAGTAATTCTTTCATCATCTGATCCATCGTTAAAAATGCTAAACTTGCCATCAATTTTGACAAAGCTAATACCTGCATTTTGGAATGACACATCAGCGTTTGCTGTTGATATTGTGTCATCTAAATCAGTGCCTTCTGCTACTGTGATAGGTGAACCAGACCCTACAGTAATAGTTAAACTTGTACTTGCACCAAGTGTTGGGTTAGATGCTGTACCTTGTGCAACGTAATGTGAGTTAACCCATGCTGATGAGCCAACTTTTACCCAACTACCTGTGTAGTTTCTGTAATATACTCTAATGACATCGGTTGTTGCTTTAATTGCATAATCACCTATATTTCCAACTGACTCTTTAGGATCTCCGTTGCCGTCTAATTTTGTTGTATCTGTAATTACAATAGGAGTTCTAACAGTAAAAGACTGTCCGCCTGTTACATTCTTTGGAGAACTATTCCACTCAAAAATACCATATGAACTATCGTTAGTATCAAACCAGTTAGTTCCATCTGCTGGTGCATCTTGTGGCTCTGTTGCTGTTGGCTGTAAAACGCCTAAGTCAACATCTGCTCTAGTAACATAAACTCTATTGCTAACCCCTAATAATGAATATGCAGCTTGTAAACCATATTCGTTTAGTTCGCCGCCGTGTATTGGGTTGTTATTTGAATCTGTATAGAAAACTGGATCGCCGAAAGTTTCAGCAAGTTCTCTTTGTGATGTAAGCAAGTAAGGTTTGCCAGCGTTTGCTTTTAGCGTTCCTTCTGCTGTTCCTGTGCCACTTCCGTTTGTTTTATTTTCTGCGGAAGCAACAAAAATCATTGGTACGGTGCCTGGTTCAGCTGGGGTATAAAAACTTTCGTCTATTACCTTGACTTCTACACCTGGTGATGATAATGCCATTTTTAATTCTCCTGTTGAGTAGTTGTTATTATTATTTAGCAGATATTTCAGAAATAGCTGTATTAAACACTATGAAAAAGGGACCGAAAAGGGCAACTAAATAATAATATGAGACCTTTATGCAAAAACTGTAACAGTAAACCTGCTGCAATTAATTATTATAAAGACGATAAACCCTACTACAGATCAAAATGCGAAAGTTGTAGTAGATATAGCGGACCTGGTAGGGGACAGCCTCGCTGGCAACGATTTGGCTATGTAAAGAAAACTGAGTGTGAAAAGTGCGGGTATAAATCAAAGAATGAAGAGCAATTTGACGTATATCATATTGATGGACGATTAGATAATTGTCGGCCTACTAACTTAAAAACTATATGTGCTAACTGTCAGAGGATTCTTCAAAAGGACGGGGTGCGCTGGAAGCAAGGTGACCTAATCCCTGATTTCTAAAGATAGTACGAATAAGTGTATCTACATTAAGTTTTAATCTTTTTAAATCGCCGTTGTTGTCAATTGTATAATCACACATCCATTGTTCAATACTCATAGAACTAGGATCTTCGGTAGGCAAATGATCTGCACGATCTACCCAAATAGCATAGTCAAATATTTCTTCGTTTTGCATTGCAAAGAATTCTCTCTTATTACGTAACCCACAGTAAATGCTATTTTGTGCAAATAAATTTCTACCTAATTTTGCTAAGTCATCTCTGCAATAATCGTGAATCATATTATACCATTCGGCTCTATGATTATGCCTATCTGTATAACATTCTTCCTCGTTGGTGTATCCGTACTTGTCTTTTAGATCGTTAAAAATAAACAGTTCTGAACAGAACTTAGAGCTTGATTGAAATGAATAACCGTATTCTTCTAGCATTTCGCAGACAGTATCTTTACCGTGTCTGCCGTGACCGACAACAAGTAGTTTAGGTAACATAATTTAAATTATCCTTTGTATAATATACTTTACAGTATATAGAATAATTACGCTTTTGTCAAGTATTTTTTACTTTTTTGAGCTTGTCGTTTTGCCCAGGCTGCTTCAAAACCAATCTCATGCTGATATGCTTCGATGTTACCCCATAATCTTTTTACATAAGATTCATAAGTAGACATTATATCTTTTTCCTGCCATGATTCAGGGATGAGTTGA